CCCTAACTGCGGCTGTGCTGGCCAGCCCACTCGCCCCTATAGCTTGGGCAGTAGGTCTGCTGACCTTGGCTTATGTTGCACTCAAAGCAGCTAAGGACGCTTTGATCCCAAGCTTTGACAATGGAAATACTGCAAGCGAGAACTACATCGAAAGTATAAGGAAGGAAACCGCTAGGTTGAAAGAGCAGAACATTGAGCTAGCGATCAACAGAGGGCTGAAAGGGGGAGGGATATCCGTAGGGATGGAAGCGTTGGAGGCTGACGTTACTCGTGCGCGGAATAAGCTAGACAATTCGGGGAGTTCCTCGAAAGGTAGGGCTGCCGCTAGGAAGGAGCTTTATGAGGCAGAAACCGCGCTTAGAACTGTGCAGGCCCTAATGGCCGAGGCGATACCCGTCAAATTAGAGAATGCCCACTCTCACGCGGTGACTACCTTAGAAGAGGAGCACCGTAAATATTTTGGGGGCTTGGTAGAAGCCCTTGGCAAGAATAGTAAGTTGCTGGCAAGGGATAAGATTGAGATAGCGAAGCTCGTAGGAATGCCGGGGATGGGGAATCTCTCAAATACCAACGAGGAGGATATCAGCGCTATTGAGGAAATTGTTAAGAGGGCGGTAGCTGCCCGAGTTAACATGAAAATGACATCTGACCAAATCAAGGCAGGTCAGGCGCAGCTGGTGGCATTGAAGGACAAGGTATCCCCTCTCCTGCTCCATTTCACTGACGTAAAGAAGACGGGCGACGGGGGTGCCTCAGCGACCCTGCAAGCGGAGATCGCAGCAATCACGCAGGCCAGCACTGCCAAAATTGCCATATTGGAGAAGGAGTACACCTTCAAGAAGCAAGTGGTCGATCAAGACGTGAAGTACGGGGTGATCTCGCGTGACGTGGCTGTGCTTCGTGTCCAGGCTTTGGAGCTTGTGGCCAACCGACAAGAGGATGCTTTACGGCGTCAAGAGAAGTCGAGCCTGGAGGAGCTTCTGGGTCGCAAGAAGTTGTCAACGGCAGAGCAGCAGCAGGCCCTCAATCGAATTGAAAGTATCAACGCGAAGCAGGCCGAACTCAACATGGAGAGGCAGCATAAAACAAGCCTTGAAGAGAACGCCGCCGCCCAGGAAAAGCTTAACATCCAGACGCAGCAGGCGCTTGTCCTCAGCGAGCTTCAAGCGGGGCTCGCCATGGATAGTGAGAAGTCGAAGTCAAAATTCGACCTTCGCTTTGCCGCGCCCGAAGACCAGGCCTACGCTAGTGCTTACGAGGCGGTACAGGAGCGAGGGGCGAGTGCGCTGAAGGGGGTAAGGGGTGAGTTGGAAAAGGCTCAAGCCCAACTCCAGAATCTCAGGGGCGAGGTTAATGCCCCTGGGGGGCCTGACTCCGCCGGGGCGGTTCAGCGTACCGCAGAGATCGCGGCGCAGATGAGTGAGGTCAAGAGACTCCAGGGTGCCTACGATAACCTCGTGGTCGTCCTCAACAAAGCCGGCATAGCCGGGGGAAAGCTGGCTAAGAACCAAACAGCGGAACTCAAGACTTGGCAGGAGGGTGTCAAGAGCGCGTTCTCTGCCTATGACCAATCCGTTGGATTCACAGCAGGCAACATGCAGCAAGCCTTCACTAAAGCTTTCAAGGGCATGGAGGACGCCATATTCAATTGGACGAAGACAGGCAAGTGGAGCTTCACGGATATGGCCAACTCGATCATTGATGACATGATGCGTATGGCGATTCAGCAGAGCATTACGCAGCCGCTGATGGGCGGGATGAAGCAGGCTATGTTTGGATCAAGTGAAGGGGGGGGCGGCGGCATTGAAGGGGTTATAGCCGGCCTACTTGGGATGTCTTTTAACGCTAAGGGGAATGTATTCTCATCCTCTGATCTTCACGGCTACGCCAATACTGTCGTGTCTGATCCGACACTGTTCAGGTTTGCTAAAGGGGGCTCATTTGGAATGATGGGTGAGGCGGGCCCCGAGGCTATCATGCCGCTCAAGCGGGGCGCTGACGGCAATCTAGGGGTTCGGGTGGATCAGGGTAAGCAATCAGCGCCTACGGTCATTATTAACTTGTCGAATCAGTCAGGTCAGGCTGTAAAAGCAAAGCAAGGGTCGTCATCCTTCGATGGGGAGAAATACGTGCTTGGGATTGTTCTTGAAGCAATGGGAACCAACCCCTCCTTCCGTGGAGCGATGGGGCGATGAACACTTTTCCTACTCTAGGCGTCCCCCCGGCTTATCCGCTAGACCCCGACGGGGAAACCGAGGACGCCGTTATTCGCTCCACCCTGGAGGGGGGGTACGAGCAGACTCGCCCTCGCTTCACGCGAATTCGCCGCAGCTTCGGCTTGAACTATGAACTCTCGGATGCGGACGTGGGGGTGCTCAAGGGCTTTGAAATTGTCACCCTGGTTAACGGTGCGGATAGCTTCGATTGGGTCCATCCACTGACAAACGAAGCCTATACCGTCCGTCTGACAGCCCCGATTAAGTATTCCAAGGTTGACTACGGCTCATCAAAAGTGACTTTGACAGTGAGGGAGGTCTGACATGCTGAACCTACCCCTCGCTCTGCGTATCGAGAAGAACAAGCTGGTGTCCACAGCGCCGTGGGTACTATTGGTCGATCTGACCCTGCCTACGAAGCCAGGCGAGATAGTGGCTGAGCATATTTGTATTTGCAAAAACACTGACGATGTAACTTTCAAGGGTTACGTTTATACGGCGTTCTCGTTCGACGTGGGTGAGTCCAGAAGCGGGATGGACGGCAAGGTGCCTAGCGTGTCGCTGACGGTAGCTAATCAAAACAGCATCCTTACACCCTTGGTTGAGCAGTATGGGGGTATGGTAGGCTTTCCTGTGACCGTGCACGTGGTGCATACCGACAACCTCAGTTCGGACTACTCCGACCTGAGTTTGAACTATGTTGTGCAGGCGGCCAGCCTCAGTGATACGAGTATTACTTTCACGATGGGCGCTGAGAATCCCATGCGCCGCCGCTTCCCGCTGTACTCAGCCTTGCCCAAGTCTTGTGGTTGGATATTCAAGGGGGCGGAATGCAACTACGGGGGCCATGTCACGGCGTGTGACCGAACGCTCACCGCTTGTAAAGAACTCGGCAATACGGGTCGTTTCGGGGGACGCCCAGGCTTGATGGGTGCGGCGAAATTCCGATGACTTTAAACCTTATTGATCTGTTTAGTGCAACCTATCAAGATGGGGGGCGCGGCCCCCGCAGCTTTGACTGCTTCGGGTTGTTTATCGAAATCCAGCGGAGGCGGGGCATAGACTTGAGCGACCTTCCTTCGCCGGGGGATCGGGCTGCACGTGCCGAGCTATTTTATGACAGGGTTCAGGAGTGGAAGAGGCTTGACAGCCCGAAGCCCTATTGCGGAGTGGCCTTCAGGGTTGGGAGATACGTCAGTCATATCGGGGTTGTGCTTGAGGACTGCCAGCGGTTTATGCACGTTGATGAGGGCATAGGGGTTGCTGTAGAGCGTCTGGATGCCCCTCGGTGGGAGAAGCGGGTAGCAGGATTCTATGAGTACGCCTGAGTCATTTCGCCTCGCTATCATCCGTAATCCGTTTGAGCGGCATATCCGCGACGAGCGCGTCATTGAGTTCGAGGATGCACCGACGATCCAAACCTTGGTGGGGGAGTATCTGCCAGCGGGTACTGAATTTGCAGCTTCAATTAACGGCGAACTTATCCCGGTCGAGGCTTGGACAACATACCAGATCAAGCCCACCGATCAGTTGGTTATTGCGCCCCGCGTCTTGAAAGGCGCGGGGAGAGCTCTTGCCTCCATTGCCATGATCGCCGTGATGGTGGCTGCGCCGTGGTTAGGGGCATGGCGGCGACGGCGATGTTTGGTGCGGGCGCGGCCTCGATGACCTTTATGGGCATCACGATGGGTGCGGCAATTGGCATGGGCATCAGCATGATTGGCATGTCGCTGATCAATTCGCTCATAGCCCCCTCCATCAGCCCGCAAGCCTTGGGGGGTGCAGTCTCCTCTTTTGATTCCTCGCCCTCCTACGCATGGAATCCTGCGTCAACGCAAGAGCCAGGGGGGCCACTTACTCGCTGCTACGGCACGATGAAATTGTATGGCAACATCATAGGTGGCCGCATTACTGAGTCAGGCGTTAACGGTGCGAATCAGACCGCTTATATGCTGCTGGATTTGGGCTTGGGGCCCTATAGCGCTCTGTACGATTTCCAACTTAACGATCAGGCTGCTTCAGCATTTATAAGTACGACATTGGAATTTCGTTTAGGCAACCTTGACCAAACCCTGTTGCCTGACTTTAGCGATACGTCAACAACACACGCCATTGGTTCAAAGATTGTTAAAGGCTCTCCAGTTGTGCGCGAAAGTGTGGGTTACAACTACAACGCGCTGGATGTAGTGCTGACTTTCCCCTCTGGCCTTTTCTACTCTAATGACGCGGGAGGCCTCGACGCCAGGACGGTCAATATAGTTCTTGAATTGTCGGGGGATGGAGGGGCTTCGTGGGCTACAGTCGGGGGGGACAACGCTGCACATTATACGTTTAGCGTAGCCACCCAGAGACCCATCCGACGAACTATCCGCATTCCGAACTTGACTGATGGCATCCAGTACAAAATCCGTGTTTCAAACCTCTCAGATGATTCAGTGAGTAACAGGGTTCAGGACGATTGTTATCTCGCAGAGCTTAATGAAATTTCATACGAGGATTTCACGTATCCGCGCAGTGTCCTGGTGGCAATTAGAGCACTGGCAACTGATCAAATTGCAGGCAATATTCGTTTCTCTTGCGTAGCGGAGGGGGCCCTTATCCGGCTTTGGGATGGCGTAATCTGGTCTGTTGGATTTTCTAACAACCCGGCGTGGGTCTGTTATGACATCGTGACGCAACCTGTGTTCGACAACGGGTTTAACGTGGTGCGCTATGACGGCCTCGACCCATCGGGCACGGACCTACCGGCCTTCCTTGCTTGGGCTCAATGGTGCGATGACCTAGTACCCCTGAGTGCGAATGCAACCGAGAAGCGCTGCACCTTTGACGGGGTTTACGACACGCAGACGAATATGTGGAGTGCCGCCCTGGACGTAGCGGCTTCAGCACGGGCCACTTTGGTGATTCGGGGCACCCAGATTAGTCCGATTCATGACCACGCTCGAACGTCCCCCGCGCAACTGTTCAGCGTAGGCAATACGCATATTTCAAGTTTCAAGGAGGTCTTCTTGCCTCTAGGGGATAGGGCGGACTGCGTTGAAGTGGACTTCATCAATCAGGCCGCCCTGTACACTCGTGACAAACTAACGGTGGTTAACTCCTCAGCGGGGAATGACTCAACGAAGAAAATTACTATAGCGTTGAGGGGAGTTACGCGAGCTTCTCAGGCCTACAGGGAAGCTCGCTATCGCTTAGCCAAGAATGAGTACATTACCCGTGTAGCTGAAATTGAGGTTGATATTGATTCCCTGGCTTGCACAGTGGGTGACTTGGTGCTTGTGCAATCTGATGTAACTTTGTGGGGGGTGGGGGGACGAGCCGTTAGCGGCACCTCGACCTCGATTGAGTTGGACCAGAAGATTAACCTGGGAGCGGGGGTCAACACCATACAGATTCGACTGTATGACGATACGGTCGTCACTCGAACGATCACTACACCAGCGGGGGTGGTTAGCTCAGTCACATTCACTCCCCCTATCGAAGGCTCATACTCCGACAACCAAGGCTTGCTCACCGTCTCTCAGTACGACCCTTGGGCAATCGGGGCACAAGACAGGGTAACCAAGGAGTTCCTGATTACTGACATCAGCCGGGCGGGGGAGCAGACGGCGAGCCTCAGCTTGATTGAGTACAACACCTCGATTTACGCAGACTTTTGACGCCGCCCCGGTCAAGGCTCCCGCAGGGTCTTAAGCGGGGCCGAAAGTTGATGAATACCCCCCTAGAGTTGAATGACTGAATCGGCAAGGGCTTCGGATACATCCTCGTGTGTCGCCAGGATCACTTGCGAAAAGCCTGTGCTCAGCAGAAACGCGAGCAGCCTTTCCGTTCTCTCGGGGTCACAACCTTGAGCGGGTTCGTCCATGACCATGAATGGGCAGTTGGGTAGGAACGTCTTAACCAAACTTGTTCTTATTGCGGCACCCAAACAGTCCAAAGTCGAACCGCTCAGTGAAGCCACAGGCTGCCCATCCACCACGAACCCGTCCTTACCCTTGCTAACCGTAGAAGCCACGCCACGCATCTGACTGAACATCACGCTCACGGAAGCGAGCACGGTGTTCCACAGCTTGTCGGCTATGATTGGACGAGCGAGTCTGATCTTTTTCAGCAGGACGTTGTTGAAGTGTAGCTTGCCCAGATCCGCTTTAGCCTTCTCCACACGGGCCTCTGCCGCCTTGCGCCCCCCCGTGGCCTGGTCCCAAGCGGCTTTCGCGGTCGCGTAGGTGTCGCGCAGCACCCTGACCTGTTCCTCTGCTGCCTGCATTTGACCGTAATGGGCTACGGCTTCTCCCAAAATCTCGGCGTCCTTGTCAGATTTGGCTGCCAGCACCTCGTCGGGGACCTCCGGCGTGACCTTTTCAGCCGCTTCAAACGCGACGATCTTGCTATCCAACTCCCGAATGGCATTCGCCATCGTTTCTGACATGGCCTCTGCCCTGTGGCATGTCTTCTGCAAATTCTCCATGTCACGCAGTTGTTTTGCGATCTCAGCCATATTCCCTCCGGCAGCCACTGGCCCCGCCGACCAGGTAAAGCTCGGAGGGTAGGTAGCCTCGCTGATCTTGACGAACCCATTGAGGCTCCGCAGCACGCTCTCGACCCCTGCGTTGGCCTTCTCCACGGCCTCAAGCTGGGCTAGGTAGGCGCTGTGCTCCTTGACTTGCCTGGAGGCGCTGATGAGGGCGATCTCAAGCTCCTTGATTTCCTCTCTCGCCTTTTTGTTGCTGTCCTGAATATTGGGGGCGTGTTTCAAGTCCTGACCGCAGGCGTGACAA